CTTCTCCAGCTGGCAGGCGACTTACGTTACCCCCTACCTGCGGGCCAGAACTAATACCCATATTATTTGATAGTGAACGAGCCGCTGCGTTACACATGCTCTGCGCGTCCATACATAAATCTGCTACACCGTTTCCGTCGATGCGACCGGGTACCTTTTCAAACGACGTGACGTAATATGGTTTACGACCTAATGGGTCATAGTTAAGTACAGCTTTAATTACTGTGTCGTTGACCATCCACACTTCGCAAGGGTAAGACCTTTGTGGGTCATCAATTTCTTTTTCCTTCATACCCCACTCTATTAATAGAGTTCCTGGAATAGAATCCCACAACTGTATAGCCCCGACTAAATCATTGTCTACATCATCAAAATCTTTACCTTCTAGGTCTTCCATTTCAGAATCTTCATGGTCTAACCAATCAATCCCGCCTGCTCCAAAATCCGACAACAACGCTCTTACTGCGTCTTCGTCGTAGCCTTCGACGCCTATCATAGCTTCGACGTCCGCTCTAGTTAAGTGGTGAATCTCTATTACAGGCATATTTTGTATGTCATCGCCCCAAGGAGACCAATAAAACTTATACGGGTCTACTCTTTCCCACTCATCACGCACAACTTCAGAAGGTTCTAAACCCCCGCCCTCAGCGTACTTCATAACTTTACGTTTTCTAGGAACTGGCCCTTTTAGTACGGCGTATGGGTATGTTGCAATATCGTTAGTAAACTCGAACAAAGACTTAACATAACCACCTTCTATAAGCTGGTCTTCCATCTTCTTTTCCATGCGGTCAACACGTTTCTCAGCTTCATGTTTTAGCTCACGCATTGCAGTGTCTTTCATACCGGCAGCTAAGTTTTGTAACTCTTCTGGCGGTATTTGACCTCCGCCTTGGTCATAGAACTGCATAAGATTTTGCTGCATTATGCCTTCTAGTCTATCTATAATATCTGGTGGAACATCTGGAATAGGAGTTGCTGAGATAGACCATGGCTTATCTGTGCCTGTGCCTAGTAGTGTATCTCTTAGCCACGCAGTAGCTGTACGGCATTTTGTACTAACAATACCCATGAATATCTCTGAGCCACCTTGCGCTTGTATCTCTGCCATCTTAGCAGGTGGGTATTCCATGTTTCTAGCACGGGCTGTTTCGGTCAGCCTGTCTTCAATTTCTTCTTGCTTGTGGTCTCGCATAACAACCCAGCGTTTATGAACGTGAGATGCTAATCCTACTATAAGGGGTCTTAATTGCTTCTTTTCATTTTTCTTGAGTGCTTCTTTTTCTAACTTTGATGCACTTGCTACTGGAATAATGTTTACAGCCATACTTTAATCTCCTATGTCCAACCACCTGCAGATACAGATACCACTTCTCTGCGTTCGTTGGCAACTGTCATGCTACCGAATACTTCTCCCCCATCAGCGTGTAAGCATATGTACTGAAACGCATCTGCAATATCAGACCATGGGTGTGACTTCTCTGGTTTTTCATCTTTAACGCCTTTGGTATTTATCTTGTACCTGTACTTGCCGGCAAGAGCTTTTACCAACTGGCTTCCAGAGTTAGGGTCTATTACTAGACCAAATTTACCATCAACTACTCTAGTCAAAAATTTCTCTACAGCCGCTATTCTAGCAGCAATCGAGTTCGTTCGAGCAGGTTTTAATACAAAACCTTCGTTCTTGTAAATATCAGCGACGGTACGCTCATCTGTCTGTACGCGCTGGAACGCAGCTGGGTCAATTATAACAAGAGCTCTTCGCCCAGGGAACTTATTTGTCAATAATGGCTTTAACCTTTCTCTAACGAACCGTAGCGCGCCCATGCCGTCGGACGTTATCGCCTCATATATCACCAGTCGACCGTCGTATATAGTCTCACCTATTACCGCAGCGGGCGTAAGCCCAGCATCAATACCGATTAATAACGGCGCGTCATTAAACATAGGCTTTAGTTCTTCATCTGCTACGTGGTTGGAACGGTCAAACGAACGAAACACTGGCTGCCCTGACAGGGACTTACCAAATTTAGCATGGATATACACATCCACCCAGTCTTCTGTCTTACCATGAGCTAAGTTATCATAGTAGTCATCCGGCAAAAATTGTGTCCAGTCCGCTTCCGGGGCTAGCCCTGACGGTTGTATCGTCACATGACAGTTCTCCGGCGGTTTATTCAGTATATCTTCCCAGAACGTATCCTGGTCTGGCGGGTTAGTCATCCCCCACAAGTGTGCATTTGAATCACCATCGTGCGTTTTACAGCCTACGCCGTTCATCATTTTGTCAGGATAACGACCTAAACGACCTTGTGCTGCGTTGAAAATGTCGGGGTGTATCTCTCTAAACTCGTCGAAGATGAAGAAGCTAGCCTGAAGAGATAACAGACGACGGACGTCGTTCGCATCATCAAGCCCCCTGAAGAGAACTTCGCATTCGATATCTCCAACCTTTATCACGAACTTATACTCCGTCTTAAGGAACGAACCCATTATCCCTTCTGGTATCCATTTCATGAAGTCTGGTATAGATGTATCACGTAACTGCTCACGCGTGTTACGTACCCAGATAGCGCGAGACCTGCGAACACCGTCTTTACACGGCGCCATTACAGCTGCATGATGCAAAATCTTCATGATGCCCGCGGTCGTCTTCGTCGATCCTACTGGACCAACCGCTAGGGAGATAAACTTATTGGAATAGAAGAAATCGTCTAAAGACGCGATTACCTCAAAATTAATTTCGTGCTCTGGAGCTGCTATCGTCATACTTCTAGTGCAGGAGTACCCTCAATAACTACTTCATCAGCGTTATCTTTAGCCCGTGTTATGTTAATAACTACTTGTGGGCCGGTATCCGCACCGACGACTGCTTTTCCATCTGGTTCTAATTTACCCATTTTATTGAGCATTTTCTGGAATTCTAATCGTGTGGCTGGATTTATAGTGGGATTCTGCATGTGACGGAACAAATTGTCCAGATTCACTGCTCCCATAAGCCTTGCGAGGGTTTCCATCTTTGCCGGGTCATCCTCAATCATCTGGAGTTGCCCCCTAGATAGAATGGATTTGTGGGCGAAATCTGGGCCGGTTACTTTATCTATAGGGTTACTCATACTGCGAAGTTTACACGGTTTACCTAATGGATGTCAATAATTTAATCTAGTTCATTTTGAACAGTACCTAAAAAATAGGGGTTGTGATGTACGGAGTACCTAAGGATGGGTGGGTGTACCCACTTGCCTCGTTCCCTACCCCTACTGGATAAGTCCTTATCTACTAGACAACTTCCCCATGTATAGAGGGAGTAAGTTCATAAGGACTTATTCAGACCTCAAACTAAAAAGTATTCTCGGCGAGAATACTTTACACAAGGAGTAACACATGGCTAATCTAAGCCCTACCGAGCAAGCGAAACTCGTTAAAGAATTCGTAGCAATCGCTGACAAGCAGATTGAGGAAAAAAAGATAACGTCTGATATCCAAACTAGAACGGGTAAAGCGTTATCCACGAAAGCAAAGCGTGTTGTCTTTGCTCAATACATGACCGAGTTAGCACCCGTTGACTATGCAAGGTGTAAGCGACATATGGATTGTATCGACAAACCACCAACTCAACGATACCTTCAAGGCTTAAAGGAAGATACAAAGCTGACAAAGAAAATAAAAATCCGTACTGCTAACAAAGGTCTAGTTCGTAAAGGTATTGCAACTCAAGACCAAGTAGACCAAAAGAATGTCTACCATGTACTTGAGTTTCCAGTAAAGCCTACTGTTGTGTTGACCAATGAGGAACGAATTCAAAAGGACATCACCGACGGCAAGGTAACTGAGCAAGCCTTTAAGAAGATGAAGTTTAAGTTTCATGTTCCTGCTAAGTAGCAACTCGTTTCATTTTATCACCCCGACTTCGGTCGGGGTTTTCGTGTGTCTGGTCGTAAATAATTTATCGCAGAGTATTCTCGCCGAGAATACTTTTTCCACTAGGCAACACAGTACCGAGCAAACCTCGACTCATGAGCATATATATGCAATAAGACAACGAAT